ATCTGAATATATTCCGTCATAGATAAATTTCTCCGAGTAAAACATCTCAATCACCGTTATTTCACTTTTATTTATCCTATTTAAAACTTCAATAATATATCTTAAATAATATATATGAGTTTTAAATAACTTAAAGCCTACCAACTTACGTTAAATAGGCTTTATAAATACTATCTATTATTTCATTTTTTAATCTCGTTGCATATTTTTCTAATTCACTTAAAACTCCACTATCTACATTCCCTTCAACCACTATAACAGGTGAAGAAAATTCAACATTACTAGAATACGTTGCAATAGCAGATTCACTACTCCCACTTTTAGATACTCCATAACTATTATAATCATATATACTTTTTAAATCTAAATTTTCAAGTATATCATACATATCGTTCATAGTATCTCTTGCAGTCTCTATATTTGTAAGCCATTCATCTTTTATTATCGCACCAATAGCAGATAATCCATCACCATACTTATCTAAATAATCGCACATAGCCTCGTTTAAATCAATCAAGTCTCCATTAATATCTTTAAATAATCCACTATTTAATGCACTATTAACCATTGACCACAATCTTTCATCAGAATAAACCTCGTCTATTTTTTCTTTTGCTGCCTCTGCCGCCTCTTCTAACCTATCACTTTCACTATCAAAATAATTATTTACATCTTCGTCTATTTTGTCTTGAACAATTTCTTCTAACTTCTCTTGTTCTTCTTTTAACTCTTCTAATAATTCTTGATATTTCTTTTTCCCCGTCAATGAACTATCCAACATTAAAACAGATAACTGCTTTTCAATTTCCATTATCTTCTCTAATTGGTCGTTATATTCATCTTCATATTTTTGCTGGTCTCTAGCATCATTATAGGCTTGTTTCTCTTTATTTAGTGCATCTAATTTCTTATTTAATTCTTCCTCGATTAACTCTTTTCTCTCTTCGGCTTGTTTTTTATATAATTCCATAATCTGGTCTTGAACTTTTTTAGTAGTTTCTAACTGCTCTCTTTGTGCTTCTTTAACTTCTTCCGTAATGTCTTCTATACTTTCCTTACAATCATCTATCGCATCTTGTAAATCCCACCATTCTTCACTAAGGTCTGGTATTGTATTTTGTGTAAGTTCAACATATTCTTCTAAAGCATCTTTTATAGCCTCATATTCATCTACATTCATTAAACTTTTTATTTTTTCAAGGTTAGTAATAGTACCATCACTACTGAATGCAAATCCATATCCACTTAAAAAACTTTTATAAACACTTGCTTGACTTCTATATGAATTGGCTAATTTATGAAGTTCATCCTGTTCCTTTTGAATTAAAGCAATCTTTTGTTCTAATAATGCTTGTTTTTCTTCACCATACGCCCTTTCAATATCTTCATCAAGTCTATTTATTTCACGTTGAACACTATTTAACGAAGTGCTATATTTTCCTACATCTATTGACGCATCTAAATTTTTCATTGCAAGTTCAGCACTTACAATTTGCGATTTAACACTTTTTATAGACTCTTCCAGTTCCCACCATGTATTACTACAATTCGGTATTTCATTCATAGTCAAGTCTATATATTCATCTAAGGCATCCTTAGTCTTTTCTAAAGATTCTAACTTACTTTCAATGCTCTTTTTCTCACTATCAGTAATATCAGCACTACTTCTATCTTCTAAATTCGCTATCTCTTTTTCAATCGCCAAAATCTTTTGTGAATAATTAAGCACTTGTCCTTCTGAATCTATCTGAAACCCTTGTTGAATTAAATAACTTTTTAATTCACTAGCCTGTCCACGCATACTTTCTGCTAACTCATGTTGAAGGTCTTGTTGCTTTTCATATAACGTAACTTGTTGTTTTAAATAACTAATTTTTTGACTACCAATAGCATTATCTGCCGCTTTACTCAATAATGCCAACTGATTTGTAAGTCTTTCTAATTGTTGCTCTAATGCTTTAAAAGCATTTACTCCATAAGTAACTGCATCCATTGCCGATACATCACTACTAGCATAAGTTGCAATTCCTTCATCAGCTAAAGAAACTATATCATTATTTTCAGCACTCATTACCATTGGCTCAAAACTTTGCACACTTAAACTATCATTTTGCGTTGTAGGAATATCAACACTTCTATTTTTACCACCCGTTATTAAAGATGAAATAGCCGAACTAGCACTACTAACACCTTTCGTCTTAACTGTAACCGTTATTTCTTTACTTTTTAAATCATCTAAATGTGTCTTAGTAGTCTTTAATCTATTATTTGCCGATATATTATCGACTTCAATTTTAATAGCACTTTCTTGTTCTAAACTATTAATAGTATCTTGTGCCGTCTTTGATTTACTTACAACATCACTACTATCAGCTTTAATTCCAACTATTACATCACTTATTGGCTTTCTTACTAAACTTTGTAAAACACTTGTCGCACTTTCTGTGTTTGCCGTTATAGTTATAGGTGTCTTTAATCTTGATAATACTTCTTCAAGTGACTTAGATTCCTTTATAACTTCACTACAATTACTTGTTATACGTATAGCCTGCGATTCTGAAAGACTATTAAATATTTCATCTATTAATTCTAAATCAGCTAAAGTATCATAACTATTATTACTAATAATAGTTTTAACTTTTTCAGGAAAACTATTATATAATTGTAATACTTTTTTACCTTCACTATAAGAAGTTGTAGTATCCGTTTTAATAATAGTTTCAACCACCGAAGGAATCTCTTTATAAACCCCTTTTAACTTATCAAGTATTTCTTCAATGCCCTCAATTTTCGCATTTGTACTTAATAATATATCTGCATCAACTTCAAAAGCACCATTTCCAAAAGTCCTATCTATAAGACTTTGTATTGAATCAATATCAACTTCGCCATCACTTAAATCTATAAGTATTGCTTGTGCTACTCTTAAAATATCAGTAGAATCATAATCTTTATTTAAAAGCACCCTTACCATATCACGAATTTGTTCAGGTAAATCAGCATCACCTATTATATTATAGGCAAGTTCTAAGTCTATTTCTTTTTCATATCCAATATCATTTAAAGATTCAATCCAATTATCTATACTTTTCTTTTGACTTGCCAATGCTAAAGCAAAACTATCATCATTTAATAAATCATCTCTAGTCTTGCCGAATGCGTTTAAAAATTTATCCAAAGAATCAGTTGCATTTAAAATACTAGTATCAAATTGAGTAAATAAATTATATAATATTTCTTCATCAACTCCAGAAATCTCACTAATTTCTTTTGCCAACTTACTCATACTATCATTATATTTATCTATATTACCAGTATTGTCAAACTCACTATTCGCCTCACGAATAGCATTTTCAACACCTTTAATATCAATTAATCCTTCATTTGCAACTTTTAAAAACTTACTTAATGCCTTTTCAACTTCAAATAAATCATCTGACGTTTTTATATCACTAAAATCTAATACTTCTTTTAACTCTAAAAAATGCTCCTTCTTATCATCTGCAGCATTCTTAAATACATTACTATTTTCTATATCTAAAAATAAACTTTCGCCAATTTCTTTAGTATACTCTTTTATAATATCTAATTGATTAGTATATTTTTGAGTAAAATCAGATTGACTTTGTTCTATTTTATAATTAATATCTTCTATTTCATCAGCTAGTTTTTTTCTTTCATCACCAACTGATTCATATAATTCGCCAAGAAGTTTATTTTTCTTCTTTTCAAGTTCCTCTACATTTTCAATATATTCATCAACTATACTATTAAGTTCTGTTATTTCAGAACCAGTACCACCAACACTATCTTCTCGTTTAGTCCCTGGTAAATAACTATCTTGATGTAGTTGTTTTATAGCATTTTCTGCTAATTCACTTTGTTCATATCGAAGTAACTTATTTTTTCTATCTAGTGCAACATCTAATTCATCAACTAACTTACTTACATCACCTGTTAAATTGATTATAGCATTTCCATTTTCATCATACCCAATAACTAAATCAGGCATAATCTGTGCTATTTCATTAGTTAATTCCTTTAATCTCTCTACCTCGGTATTTGTCTTTTCAGGCTTATTCGCCAATTCGTCATATTCTTTTGCAATTTCCTCTAATGCACTCTTTTGACTTTCAATAGTTGTTATCTCTTCTTTTCTTGTGTTTATTGTATCTTTTAGTCTACTTTCTTCTTCGTCTAATGATTTATAAAATTTTTCACGAATTAATACTGCTACACTTAAACCTGCCGTAAGTGCAAGTGTTGTAGTATTAAATTTCCCTAATATACTTATTAGACTGTTTATTGATAACCCTGAACCTTCTGCACCAACACCCAATACATTCAATGCACTACTTACAACTGATGCAGATTTACTTGCCGCTTGACTTCCTGAACTAAAACTTTTTAATAAACTGCTAATCCCGCTAAATCCACTAAATAATTTATTAGTAAATAACGCACCAATACCTAATAATATCGGAGATAAAATTCCCATTTCATCTAATTTTTCAACTACTAATGCAATACTTTCCGATATACTTATAAGCCCTTTAATTATATTTTTAGCAGCATCACTATCAAATATCGTATTAAATACCCCAACCCAAGTTTCTTTTAATTTATTAAGTTGACCTGATATTGAATCTACATATTGTGCATTTTCTTGCTCCATAGACTGATAATGTTGTCCACTTCCAAGTTCTTCTTGCACTTCTTTCATTATATCGTAATTTTGCATTAATGATTGGAAAACTGCCGCTTGTTCAGCACCTGCAATAGCCTCACTAAGTCCTGATTGTTCATATTCGGATAAATCATCCCACTTAGATGCAAGTTCATCTATAAGTGTTGCCATATCCTTTATTTCATCAGTTGTTCCATCTTTTATAACATCTATTCCAGCAACTTCTTTAAGTGCCATTGCCGTTTTATTTAACTCTAAAGTTCCATCTGATGCATTCGCTTTAACTCCAGCTAACTTAGTCGCCAATGTCTTTAACCCACGACCAACTCTTGATGTATCTTGTAAAGTAGTATTTGCTGCTGTTATCATTGCGATTGAATCGTCCATTGTAACGCCATAACTTGCTAAAACGTTCGCACCACTTTGTATAGCTTGTAATATTCCGTCCGAAGATACCGCAAAATTATTTCCTACATAGTTTATCTTATCAAAAGCATCAACCATTTCATTAGTAGATTTAGTAACACCATCTACAACAATAGATATATCTTTCAATGGGTCTAAATTAAATGCCGACAACATTGTAACTACACCTTCACTAGCCTCTTCTTGTGTCATTTCAGCTACATTCGCTAACTTCATAGTTTGTTCAGCAACTAATATAGATTCTTCCATTCCAAGCCCAGCCATTTGAATCGTATCGGCTATTGCTTGTACGGTTTCTTGTGAACTTTTACCAACATTTTTTGCTATCTCTACTGCCTTTTTCTCGATAGCCTCCAGTTGGTCAATACTCATTATATCTTCTGGATTAGCAACTTTTTTCAAGTTAGTAAACGCAGTATCATATTCCATCACCAAAGTTTTAAGAGAATATCCTATTTCTCTAATACCATCAGCTAATAACTCACCAGCAGTAAACGTTAATAAATTATCTCTAAATTCTTCGGTAAAATTTCCAAAAAATGTCCTACTCGTACTCATTGAACTAGATAATTCATTAACTTCTTTATCGGCTTGACTTAAAATATTTTTAAATTCCTTTAAATCAACAGTCGCCCTTTCAATATTAGAAGTATCAATACTCTTAAAAGCATCTTCAACTCTTTCAATTAAATAGTCACAATTTCCTACTTCTCTACATTTATCTATAAAACTCTCAACTTTACTCTCCATACTCCGCATAGAAACATTGAAGTTTGCCTCTTGTTTACTAAGAGTATTTCCAGTATTTAAGTCTTTTAAATTATTATTTAATTCCCTAACAACATTATCTATCGCCTTAAAATCTGATTCAATGCCTTCATTATCTAATTTACTTCTCGTTTCACTAAGTAAGTTATTAGTTTTCTCAATTAAATCAGTATCTAAAAAGCCTTTATATGTCTGCATATTCTCAAACTTCTTTTGAATATCATTCAATTTTTGATATGATTTCTCTAGTTTTTCAATAGCATTTTGTTCCTCATTAATAGTATTAGTAAAGTTTTTTCTACTACTAGTTGTAGTATTTTTACTCATTAATTCAGATAAATTAATGTATTCCCTTATAAGTGATAATTCTCTTTCACTAATACCCGATATAGAAGAATTTTCTCCATAATCTTTTTTTATTACATCATATTGTTTCTTTAAAGCATCTTCAAGTAAATTGCTACTTTCATCTATATCTTCAACTACTTTTTTAACATCTTCAACATTTATTAAAGATTCTAAATTCAACACTTTAAAGCCATCTTCCGATGCAAATTTACGATTATATTCATCTTGCAATTTTTCAAGTCTTGCAAAAAATCTATCTACACCAGTAAAAACATCATCTACATTATTAAAATTAAGCCCTATTTTATCTATGTCATCTAAAAAATTTTCAAGCACATATTTAATATAGGCAATGTTTGAATTACTTGTATCCACACTTTCTAATTGTGGTCTTGCCGAAAATTCATTTTCAATTAAATTAAGTATAGCTTTTTCATCATCTGATAACTTCTCAAAATATCCTTCAAGAGTCTTTTTCTTATTGCTAATTTGCGTACTTAATTTCCTAGCTTGATTTTCTAACTCTTCTGCTTCACTTTCCGATTCAGCAAACAATGCTCTATATGTTTCATATTTATTAACATGAATAGTGCCATCTGCTTTTTCATTCGTAAGATTAGCCACTTCTATTTTTTCTACATTTAACTTACTAAATTCTTCTTCTAATTCTATT